GATGTGTATAAGAGACAGGTATATGGCAGTGTTCCTCTAAACAAAGAGGGATCGCAACTTACTGCTTACCCAACTGTATACTTGTCAACCCTTTTTAATGACGGTTATGTTGGTCTTAGCAACACAGAACTAGAATCAAACTATCGCCAAACTATTGATAGAAGAGGAAAGTTTTTTGATTCTAACATTGGAATCAAAACAGTAACACTTGAGATTGTTGATGTTAATATTCCTATTTCAAGTATTGTTCCTAGTGATTTGAATAATACTTTTAGTAAGTTGTGGTATGTTAAGACCAGAGCAGGTACTAATGTCGTTAGTTATGTAGATGTCATTTCATTTACCAAAGTATTCAAACCACTCAAAAACCCAGGAACTACAGAAGCTTCTAGATATCTAGAAGTAACAATTGCTGGAACAAAGAGTGATCTTGAAAATATTTTCAAGGAGTATGATGAAAGTTCACAAGGTAAAAACAGAAAAGTTTTCTTAACAGAGAACGATGCTATTGGTGACGAAAAGCAAGATCTAGCATCTACAATTTTTGCTAATGTAATCGATTACAGTGATACTATCACGCCAATTATTGGAACTGCTAAACCAAGCAATTTCTATCTAGAAGAAAGAGGAGAAGGTTTCAATCCAGATTCTGATATTGTTATTTCAAAAGGAACATTAGCAGAAGGCGGTAGTGCTTATAACGCTAAGTTTGCATTATCATATTTCGATCCACAATTCTTTACTAGAATTATTCTAGAAGATGTAGTTCCATCAAATTCTTATGGAACTGGCAAATATGTGTATGGCATTACAAGTGGAGCATATGGTGTTGTAGAAGGAGCTCCTAACGGTGTATTTTCCACTGGAAAAATTCTTCTAGTGAAGACTTTATCAGGAAAATTTGTTCCTGGTGAAACACTTAGAGATGAAGCAGGAAACCTTGTCAAAATTGCTAAAGAAAATACAATCTCTCATTTTATTGTTCAAGAGAGAGGTTTAGGATATCCTTCAACATCAACAATCGTAGTTAATGGTGTTGAATATGATGAATCTCAAGTAGAATTAGGATTCAATGGTCAAGGTATTTACCGAGTAGATATTATTGATAGAGTTTCTTTTGCTGGAGAATATTCAAAACCACCAGTGGTTACTGTCAATTCTGGATCTACCACTCCAACAACTTCTGCCGTAATTACTCCTGTATTGAATAGAAATACAGTTACAACATATACTCCACAAAATGTCAAGTCTTTTGGAGCAAATTACGGTTCTGGTGGAGTTAATGTATTTACTGCTGATTCTGTTGTAGATGACAGAGATTTTGCTAGCGTTTCGGATGTAACTGATTTTACTTTCTTTGGATCAAAGGGAACCAAATTTATTGAATCCACAAGTTTCAGTGCAGATGCTAGTAGCATTGTACAGCAGGGTGACTTGATTCAGTTCTCTGATGCTTCTAATAATGTTATCAGAGCAATTGTTCAATATGCTACTATCCAAAAAGGATCTGCTAAAACAAGAATTTATATTGATGAAACTCTATATGATGATGTAACTAACACTAGTGTTGTTCTTCTTCGTCCAAGAATTAAGAATCCAAATTCTGGAACTCTCCTTTTCCCAACAGGTAGCAAGCAAGTACAAAAGATCTCTGCTGGATCTGATGATACTAAAATTAAGTATTACTTCAGAAGAGACTTTGTTACTGCTGGATCTACTGGTGGTGGCATCATTACATTCGCTGCTCAATTACCATTTGGCACACAAAGGTTTACAACATTTAATGAGAAGAACTACATTATTACTGTCTTGAATAAGAACAGTGCTGACTTAGTTGAAGATGGTGATATTGTTTATATTGATTCCGACAACGTAGAAGTTACTTCAGCAACTGATACTGCGAGTGGTCTAACTTCGGGAAGTATTACTTTCCAACTACCAACATCATACTTTAATAGTAATTTTGCTGGTGAGGCAAATTATGTTGCTCCTGAGTTAAAACTTACAGCAACTTTGGAAGTAGAAAATGCTAAACCAAGACTAAAAACCTCCATTGAAAACAAACGTATTGTAGTTGATGCTGCTGGAGATAGAGTGATTCCTTTTAGAGGAACTGATTACGATAGTGATGTTGTAGAAACTCTGTCCTTCTCTGACGCATACAAATTACGTTATGTATATGAAGGAACTAGTACACAACCACCTGAAATTGACAGTGCAGGAAATCTCATTTCTGGTACAGATGTAACCAGTAGATTTACGTTTGACAGTGGTCAAAGAGATACGATCTATGATGTTTCTAGAATTGTTCTAAAACCAGGATTTGAAGCAACTGTAGGACAAATTGTGATTGCTTTTGATTACTTCGAACATTCTCAAGGCGATTTTGCTACTATTGATAGTTATCTACACGAAGCAGGTGTACCTGAAGATGAAATCCCAACATTCAATTCTGCTTCACTAGGAAATGTTGAACTCAAGAATGTTATTGATTTCCGTCCCAAAGTAAACAGCAGCACTATTGTTGCTGGTTATCAAGATACATCTTCATTAGAAGTTTCAACTAGTAATTTCACTGGTGCTGGTTCTGTTGTGGCAGCAACTCCTGCTCCAGATACAAACTTAGAGTATACCTTCTCATTTAGTCAGGTTCAGTATCTTGATCGTATTGACGGTATCTTCCTTAATAAGAGAGGTGAGTTTATTGTCAAGGAAGGCAATTCTTCACTCAACCCAACTAAACCAGATCCTGTCAAGGATGCCGTTGCTCTCTTCTACGCTTACATTCCAGCATACACGACAAGCAGTAAGGATGTAAGAATTACTCCTGTTGAGCACAAGCGTTATACGATGAAGGACATCGGTAAACTAGAGAAGCGTGTTGAGCGTCTTGAATATTATACCACGCTTAGCATCCTTGAGCAACAGGCATTGAATATGCAGGTCAAAGATGAGATTGGTCTTGATAGATTCAAGTCTGGTTTCTTTGTAGACAACTTTGAGACTCATGGTATTGGCAACCTTGTCTCTGCTGACTATAAGTGTGCTATTGATAGCAGACAGTCTGTATTGAGACCTCAGTCTAAAGAAGATTCAATTCTTCTAAGAGAGGTTAATACTAGACAAGACCAAAGATCTGTTGCTGGATATCAAAAGTCTGGTGATATTGTAACTCTACCATACACCAATCTTAAATTGTTTGGCAATGATTTTGCCAGTAAGACAATCAATCCAAATCCATTTGTTGTATTCCAATATGTTGGTGAAGGTAAGATTCATCCACAAATTGATCAATGGTACGATCAAGGTGTAGAACCACTAGTAGTAGATACTAATACAAGTCTCTTTGATATCTTTATTGCCAAAGATGATACCAAAGAAAGTTTCTCCAGTCTCCACAATTCATTTATTGTAAACTGGGTTGGAACTTCACCATCATTTACATCTATCAATTCTCTTGGTGAGACTAATACTTCTAATGCTCAGTCTTCTGTTAGGTCTGCTTCTGTTGGAAGTTCTTCTAATATTAGTCCACAGAATAACGAACTCGGAAAGGGAGTTCAAATGAAAACTGTTGGTGAAAATGTTGTCGCGACATCACTTCAGTTCTTTGCTAGAAGCAAAGCTATTAAGTTTGTAATTGGAAGACTCAAGCCTTCTACCAAGGTTTCTGTATTTTTGGAAGGTAGAAACATCAATCGTTGGGTAAATCCTGACTTAAGATTTACTGGTATTGCTGGAAACTCACTATCAGCATTTAATGGTGAGGTTGTTACTGATGGAAATGGAAATGCTAGTGGTCTAATCTTACTACCTGCTGGTTATGCTCCTAGAGAGAATGCTACTTGGACTGGCGATGTCAACACTGTAGAATATGATGAGTCTTCCGAAGAACTACGTTTCACAACTGGTGAACTAACTTTCAGATTTACTTCCAGTGAAACTGATGAAGATAAGACAGGTGTTGATACGTATGCCGAAATTAAGTATTATGCTACTGGTCTTCTACCAGAGAATCCTTCTAGTATTGTATCCACAAAACCATCTTACTTCAAGTCAAATGAAGGTGTGCAGTTTGTCGAGAGTAATACCGATGATCCTTTAAGACCCAATCCTTTAGCACAAGTAGTAAAAGTTGAGAACTTTGAGGGTGGAGTATTTGTAACTGGTGTTGATCTCTACTTTAAGCGTAAGAGTGAAGAAATTCCTGTCAGAGTTTACATGACTAATGTTGACTTCGACAAACCCGCTAAGAACATTATTCCTGGTACTGAGAAGTCATTGACACCAGAGACATATCTAAAGTGTTTTGCTTCTGGTAATATTCTAGTAACTAGAGATGAAGTTGTTATAGGTACTAGTTCTGCTGCTTCTGGTCCTATTTCTAGAATTATTGATAAGAACGGAGTTGAACTAACTCCCTCATCTACTGGAGTATATGCTCTTACTAATGAGCAAGTATACACTCTTGTTCTTAAGAACCATAATGGAAGATCTTTCTTACAGAATGAATTGCTAGAGATTCCTTCTGTTAAGTTGGCAAACGCTACCAATGGAACAGATTTAACTCTAACTATTGCTAAAGACAGTGGTAAACTTTCCGAAGTTAGAATTACAAATACTGGATCTAACTATGATAGTGCAGTTCTCTCTATTGAGAGTCCTCAGTTGCCTGGTGGATCTGTAGCAACTGCTAAAATTAATGTGTCGGAAGGTAAGATCTATAATGCAGAAATATCTATTCCTGGATTTGGATATACCGAAGCACCATCAGTCGTCATTAAAGGCGTCGGCAATGGCGCTGGAGGGTGTACAGTAGAGACATTTATTGAGATTGATACACCTGCTGTTAGAATGGGTGTAGCAACCGATTTCGTGGGTCTCACAGAGTCTACAACTCCCACCCATTTTGCGTTCGATTATCCTGTATATCTGGAGAATGATTCTGAATATGCGTTGGTAATTGAGACTGACTCCACCGATTATGAACTATGGTCTTCTGCTCTTGGAGAAACTGATCTCTCTACTAGCACTGTAATTACAACACAACCATCTCTCGGATCTCTTTATAAGTCTCAAAACACAGACACTTGGACTGAAGATTTAGATCAAGATCTTAAGTTTACATTATACCGTGCTGAGTTTGATATTAATAGACCTGCGGAGTTGCTTCTCAAGAATGAGAATCTTGGATATGAACTTCTAGAGATGAATCCAATTGAAACTGACGCTACTTCACAATCGATTGCTAGCTCTACATTGTTCAGAAATAACAATGGTGTTATTAAGGTGAACCATAGAGATAATGGTTTTGAAGATGGTGGAAATTCATATGTCTTCTTTAGAGGTGCTGAAGAAACTGGTGGTATTCCTTCAGAAACATACAACACAAATCTATTTGAAGTTGCTAATGCTGGAGTAGACTCTTATACTATTAGAACTGTAACCAATGCTGCTAGCAGTTCAGTTGGTGGTGGACACGTTTCTGCTACTTACAATAGAAAGTTTGAAACATTGTACCCACAAGTACATTATCTAACTGTCTCTGGTACAACACTGAACACTTCAGTTAAGACTACTAATATCGTTCCTGTTGACTCATCTACATCAAATTACACTTCATATTCACAAACTGATTTTGAGAAAACATTCTTGAATGAACCGCACTACTTCGATAACCAAAAAGTTATCGCATCTGAAATTAATGAAACCCTAAACAGTCTCGCGAGATCTTTGACTTATAAAATGGAACTGTCATCTACAGTTTCTTATCTATCTCCTGTCATTGATCTTTCCAGTGCGTCTGTAAAAACAGTATCCAATAGAATTGAAAATGCATCAGGACAAGAAAACAGATATGGAAGAAGAAATCAACTGATTGAATTCTATCCCGTCTATTCATTCTCTCTTGCTACTTCAACTGTTGGAATTACATATCAAAATAATCAAAGCATCAAAGGAGCGTCTTCTGGTGCTAATGGTACTATTGCTAAGGTTGACGGATCTCAAGTTTGGGTTAAGGTAAAAACTAAACAAGGATTTACCGTTGGAGAAGAACTTGAATTGACTCAATATGCTAACAGTCAATCTGCTCCTACTGTGACAGTAGGTTCTACTCCTTCACTAGTAACTCCTATTATTAATAGTTCTACACAATCAGCTGCTGGAGAATCTATTACAATTGTTGCTCGTAATCCAGTTGAGTCTAAGA